CATTAAACGCATTGTACGTTGTCGGCATAAAAACAAATTTGCAGAAGATTTACAAAAGACAAAAGACACCATTGACATCTATCTTCAAGAACAAGTTCACAATTACATAAAAATTGAGCCAGATTATTTGGAAACAAAAAAATAATTTCTTATAATATAGAAAAAGATGTTTAAAATTAAATTAGGCACATGGGGTGCTGCATTATTAACGGTCTTGTATATTAGCGTGTTGGATTTGTTCTTCAAGTTCATTATCAACCGCGAAGTAGAAGGGGCAATACAAGTTATCACCAGCTTTCTTGTATTGATGTATTCAGTCTGGTATTTCAAAACAATTATTAACTTTATTAACAAAAAAACAGAAGAATGATTTCAGTAGTAGTTTTAGTCGTATTTTTGATTGTCGGCGCAATCACATTTTTTACCGCAATGAATAACGACGATTCAGCGGGAATTCGTAATGGTATTATCATTGCGGTAGTGGGTGTCCTTGTAGGTTTATTGCAACCATATGCGTTGGAACGAATCGATGCCGGACATAAAGGTATTGTAGTTAATTTGTCAGGATCCGAACGCGGTGTAGCAAATTACCAATACAAAACAGGTTGGGTAGTTTATAATACATGGTTCACACAAGTATTAGAATTTCCGACATATCAGCAACATATTGAATATGATGACCAAGTGGTTATCACAAAAGGAGGATTCTCCGCAACCATTAAGCCATCGTTCAACTATTCCTTGAAACCAGATGCAATTGGCGACATGTTTAGCAATTTGCGTTTAGGTGTTAAAGAAATAGAACAAGGTTGGTTGAAAAATGCAATTATCGGTGCAGTTAATGACATATCTAATACTTGGGAAGTAGATAGCATATTTAGTCACCGACAAGCATTCGAAGCTAGCATCGTAGTAGAATGTAATAAGCGTTTATCTAAATGGTTTGATGTATCACAGTTAAGAACCAATATCACACCACCGGAAGCGTTACAAGATGCGATTATAGCAAAAACAAAATCAATACAACAAGCAGAAGCATCTGAGCAACAAGCATTAGCAGCGATTGCGGATGGTAAGCGTAAAGTAGCGGTTGCAAAGGCTGACTCAGCTGAAATGATTATTAATGCGAAAGCAGCATCATTAGCCATCAAGTTGAAACAGCAATCGTTGACTCCCGAATATGTAGAATTCATTAAATGGAGCAAATGGAATGGTAAATTACCGGAAACTATTGCAGGAGGCGGTGCTACGCTTTTGAATATAGGTAAATAAATAACACAACACGAAAGAGTGCTAGCAGCGATGTTAGCACTTTTTTACTGTTCGGTTGTTTCCTATCGAAAAATTCATTATATTAATAGTATGAAACAAGGAAACTATATTAATCCTGTCTACAAGTTATCTCTAAGAGACGCGACAACAGTTCCAAGACGGATATCTTATTCACAATGGTCTATGTATGAACGTTGTCCATTGTCTTGGAAATTAGCATACATTGATGGATTAGCTCCATTTCAATCCAGCATTGAAACATGTTTTGGTACAGCATTTCACGAAACGTTTCAACATTTCTTAACGGTTATGTATACCGATTCAGTTAAACGTGCTGAAAAGTTGGATCTGCGTGGCATCTTAACCAACAAGCTTCGCGAAGAATATCGTCGTTGTGTTGAAGAGACAGGTGCGCACTTTTCGAATCCATTGCAGTTAGCAGAATATTTAGAAGATGGCGTTGCAATATTGTCTTGGTTTCAAAAAAGACGCAGTCAATACTTTTCATCTAAAGATTGGGAATTGGTTGCTATCGAAATGGAATTGTGTGTACAAGCATCGGATAAGAATCCTTCGGTATATTGGTACGGATTCATTGATGTTGTAATGCGCAATACGAAGACCAATCGTGTAGTATTGTATGACATCAAAACGAGTCGTAGCGGTTGGAACAAGTATCAAAAAAGCGATGCATTGAAAATGGCACAATTGGTTGCGTATAAAAATTATTTTCACAAACAATTTGGTACGCCTCAAGAAAATATCGATGTTGAGTTTTTCATTGTGAAACGCAAAATGGTTGAAGAGTCCATGTTTCCACAAAAAAGAATCCAATCAGTTAAACCGTCAGCAGGAACAGTAACGCAACGCAAAGTGCAACGTCAAATTGATGCGTTTGTTGAACAATGTTTCGATGCAGAAGGCAACAAGAATGCAGATGCCAAATACATGGCATTCTCCGGTAAAGGAGATAAGAATTGCAAGTATTGTCCATGGAAAACAGACTATGTAAATTGTCCAAAAGAAAATAGGATTCGTGAAGAAAAATAATTATAATAGAATATGATTGAATTCAAACATAAACACATATATGTATACAAGTTTCCATTGTCTCGCAGAGAGGGCGGATTTGTTGAACATACATATACTTTATGTACAGACCACGATGATCCGAACAGCAAAGCAAATCGAGCTTTGTTAGAAACCATGCTTCGGATAGTTTATAAACATATGCCAAAAGGCGTTAAATTTGCATACGAAAAATAACATGACACAAGTAGCAGTTATAGGAAGTACTGGTTGGCAAAATAAACGCAAAGTTCAACAGACACTTCAAGAATTAAAACGCAAATTCCAAAACGATTTAGTTGTAGTAGGCGCTGGTGGTGTTGAAGGAGCTAATAGCATGGTTCGTAAATATGCGTTGGAATTTGGAATAGAATACAAAGAATTCAATCCATCGTTTTCCGGATACAATTTATACTCAGCAATGCCAGAATCATATTACGGCAAATCATATCATTTTAGTCAGTTGCATCATCGCATGAAATTAATTGCGGAACGATGCGATTACATGATGATAATGACACAAGACGAAACATTAGACCCGGTATTAAAAACCGCATATAATACGGTTCGTAAATTAGAAAAACCGGTGGTTATTTTGGGTTGATATATATTTATAATAAAGTTACAAAAAGAAAAGGTTACATTAATGGAATTGCCAAAATTACGTAAAATTGATCTTAACAAACCAGCAAAAAAGAAAATACTTCTACTAGGAGATGATTTTCGATTGCCATCGGGTATTGGGACAGTTAGCAAAGAAATCATTTTAAACACCGTTAAAGAATTTGATTGGGTTCAAATTGGAGGTGCAATCAATCATCCGGAAGCGGGACAAGCATTTGATTTTTCTCAAGAAATCGCACAAGAAACTGGAGTAGCGGATGCATCAGTGAAATTAATTCCATGGAACGGATATGGAGATCGAAACATTTTATTTGCTGTTTTGAATCAAGAACAACCAGATGCGATATTGCATTTCACAGATCCACGTTATTGGACATGGTTGTATGCATTAGAACATGAAATTAAAACCACATTCCGAGTTCCTATTACATATTATTCAATTTGGGATGATTTGCCATATCCAATGTGGAATGCACCATTTTACGGTTCATGCGATATGATTATGGGTATTAGCAAACAATCTGATAATATTCATCGAGAAGTACTTACACAAAATGGATTTGGAGTTGTAGATTACGACGATGGTGCAGTTCCTGCAAATATCAAAGCCAATGAAATTATTACAGGATTTGTTCCTCACGGATTGAATCATAACATATTTCGTCCACTGCCGGATACAGATCCAACACTTGTTGAAATGACAAAACGTTTTAAAACGGCAAATGATGTTGATTTCATTGTGTTTTGGAATAATCGAAATATACGAAGAAAACAACCAGGTGATTTAATATTAGCATTCAAACACTTTGTAGATGGATTGCCAGAAGAACAACGAAGTCGAGTTGCATTGTTAATGCACACACAACCAATTGATGAAAACGGTACGGATTTGATTGCTGTTAAAAATGTATTAGCACCAAATTGCAAAATCATATTCTCCGAACAAAAATTAGCAGCACATGAACTTAATGCGTTATACAATATAGCCGATGTTACGGTTAATATTGGTAGCAACGAAGGATGGGGGCTAAGTAGCACAGAAGCTATGTTGGCAGGATGTCCAATCGTTAACAATGTTACTGGAGGTTTACAAGATCAATGTGGATTTACGGATGAAAATGGTGAATGGATTCGTTTCGACGGTGAATTTGCAACAAATCATACAGGTAAATTTAAAAAACATGGATCTTGGGCTAAACCAGTATTTCCTAGCACTAGAAGTTTGCAAGGATCGCCAGCAACGCCGTATATCTTTGATGATCGAGTAAATTTTGAAGATGTATCTGACGCAATTTGTTATTGGTATCAAATGTCTAAATTAGAAAGAGACACGAGAGGATTGGCAGCAAGACAATGGGCTATGGAAAATGGGTTAACTGCAGAACAAATGGGTAACAAAATGATTGGAATGTTCCGATACTTGTTCATGTCTAACAAACAACCAAGACCAATGTACACAGTAAATAAAGTTGAAACTCCAAAATACGAACGAACAGGAATAGTAGCATAATGAGAAAAGTAGTTATAGCGTCGCCAGTAGCGACACAATCGGGTTATGGCCATCATGCACGTGAAATCATAACAAACATTATTGAACAACGAGGTGCAGAATGGGATGTTAAATTAGTTTCATTGCCATGGGGACATACTCCAATGACATATCCGATTCCTGTAGATTGGCAACTTCGACTGATTCCATTACCATTGCCAGAACAACCAGATGTATGGATTCAAATTTCAGTTCCAAATGAATTGCAACCAATTGGTAAATACAATATTGGAGTGACTGCGGGAACTGAAGGCGATGTTTGTCCCGAAGCATGGATTGACAATTTGAATGCAATGCAACTTGTAATTGTGCCAACTCAATTCACTAAAACGGTGTTTGAAAACACAGCAAAAGCAAAAGGCAAAACGATTACCACAAACATACAAGTTATTCCAGAATATTTCGATGAAACAATATACAACAACGAAAACGTAACGGAAACAGTAGATTTAGATTGCGTAACGGAATCGTTTGCATTTTTATCAGTAGGACATTGGTTATCTGGACAAATTGGTGAAGATCGTAAAAACTTATCTGGTTTGATTCATTGTTTCTTCGATACATATAAAAATACAAAGAATCAACCAGCGCTGGTATTGAAAACGAGTGGTGCTACTTATAGCATCATGGATCGCATGGAGATTGAAAGTAAAATCAATCAAATACGAGGAATGTTTGGCAAAGCAAAATTACCAAATGTATATGTAGTTCATGGAGAATTATCAGATGCCGAAATGAATGCGTTATATAATCATCCCAAAGTAAAAGCCATGATAACGTTTACTAAAGGAGAAGGATTTGGTAGACCAATATTGGAATTTTGCACAACAGGTAAACCGCTACTTGCTCCAATTCAAACCGGACCAGCTGATTTTCTTAAAGAAGAGTTCATCATGGAAGTTAAAGGAGGATTAACTCCAATACATCCATCAGCACAAAATGAATTCTTGTTAGGTGATGCAAAATGGTTTACTCCAGATTATCGTTATGCGAGTCAACTAATGAAATCTGTTCAAAAGGATTATAAGGAAGCGTGTATTGCAGCAAAACGTCAACGCTATTTCGTGAATTCAACTTTTACTAAAACAGCAGTAGCCGCAGTGTATGAACAAGTATTGGCAATTGCTGACGAAGGTATAAATAAACTTCCAAAACCAGTCGAATTGAAATTGCCACAATTAAAGAAAATTGAACTACCAAAGCTTCAAAAGGTTGGTGAATAGGAATAAATTCATTATAATATACGTATGAAGATAAGTTACGCTATAACAGTTTGTGATGAATATGTAGAAATACAACGATTGATTGAATTTCTTTTACAAAACAAACGAAGAGAAGATGAAATCGTTGTATTATTTGATACGTCAAAACAAAGTACGGCTGTTGAAGATTATCTTCGTTCGCATTCCATTAATGGAGAATTTGCATGGCACGCTGCACCATTCCAAGGACATTTTGCGGATTGGAAAAACAAATTAACTTCACATTGTTCAGGCGATTACATTTTTCAAATCGATGCAGATGAATTGCCACACGCAAAGTTAATAGAAATCTTACCTGCATTGTTAGAAGAAAACATCGAATGTGATGTTATAACAGTCCCGCGAGTGAATACCGTTAACGGATTGACACCCGAACACATACAAAAATG